CATTCCGGTTATCAATTCATAAAATAAACACCCAATAGCCCATACCTCTGATTTCTTATTATAATCTATATTTATTATATTTTCCAGAGGTCTATAACACCTAATATATAATTCATTCTGAGTAATATGATCTTCTAATTCCGAATTACTAAAATCTATTATCTTTAGAATAAAATTATGTTCTAAAATTCTATCAACATCATAATTTCTCTCTAATTTCTGGATATTACTAAAATCTATTTTTTTAAACAAATAATCTCTAATAAGTTTATAGGTTTTTTGTTTTATTTTTCGTTTAACCATTTTTTTTTTATTTCTATTAAATAATTCAAAATCTTCTGGTATTAACTGTGATTGTATCTGATTATAGACATCAAAAATGTTTAGTTTAGAAATTAAATCACTCATTCTTTTTATATTATTTGGAAAAATATTCAAAAGAATATTATCTGGTTTTATATCTGCATGTATCACTCCCGTAGAATGTAGTTCATTCATACCATTCAGTATCTGATAAAATATATATTTAATGTTCGGTGTAAATAAAGTATACTTATTACTATTCATATCAGTTATAATATCTAGTAGACTTATTCCCAAAAGTTCGGTTACAATTACCATCAATCCATCCTCCTCAAATATATCAATACATTCAACTATATTTTTATTACCTGTATCTAATTTCTCGAATATCTGTTTTTCATTATTAAATTCATCCGGACTTTTATAAAATATTTTTGCAGACTTTAGATTAAAATCCAAAATATCATACACAACCCATACTGAAGAAAAAGAACCATTAGAAAGAAACATCAAACAAATATATCTATTATTTAATATCTGGGCTTCTAAATTTACTGTAGATTCATCATCAGAAATATATTCGTCACTATTATATAATTCACTATTATCACTATTCATAGAAAATATAATCATAAACTCTTTATATTAAAATAGTTCACTAAAGTTAGCTGGAGTATAATTAATTGATTTTAGGATCTTTCCTGTATCACGATTAAACACAACCCAGTACTTGTTATTATCTGATTTCCTATATTCTGGACTATTATACCTTTTATCATTCAACTTATAATTATTTACTGTATCTTCTGCCTCCTGTTCGTTAATGCATAGTTTAGACATATTCGACTTATGAACAATATCAAAAGAAACATCCAAATCAATACCTAGGAAAATACCAAGCTTATAGGTATCATGAAGAATATCCACCAGATCACCCATAACACCAGTAAAATTCATGCTTTCCTTATTCTTTACTAGATGACTCACCGATTGTTTTAGATTCATATGAAGTTCATTAAACATAATTTGAATATTATCATACTCCTCTGTTTTAATTTTATCACTAAAAATATCATCACTATTAATCGTATCTACTCGTTTTTTTGTAAAAAATGAATCTGTATTTTCTAGAATATTTTTAAGAAGTTTGTAATTAGAAAGGGTCAACATATCTGTCTCTACAGAAGGGCATCTTAGAACAGTTTCTTCAAAACTTTCAATATCCAAATCACCCTTTTCTGGGTGCGTTTCTTTCCATATATTGTTAAATACTTTATAACGGAACAGATTATCCAAATCAATACCAAAAGATGAACCAGCACCATAAGCAACATATAGTTCATCTGTAAGTGCATCAATCACTTCTGTAAAATCGCTAGTTGTAATGGCTTCAGTCAATTCTTCTGCCTCTTCCACACACAAATCAACCCGCAATTTGGACAAATTTTTATTTTCTTTTAGAACATCTGGTTCTAGTGTATCAGTATGGGGGAGGCCAAAACTCTGATTAAAAACGCAAACTTTTCTGAAATTAGTCATTATTAATTATTATACTGCTAATTTTAAATATATTTATATATATTATAATGAAGGGGGTTGTGAAATTTATTGGCACGTATTACAAGGACAAAAAAGGGTAAATATAATACATTTAATAGTAACCGCAACAATCGTAATAATAATAATAATAATAATAGTAATAATGGAAAAAGAAGAAAGACAACAAGAGCAAAGAAAAGATCACGAATGCCCCTACCTCCAAATCCCATATAAACAATAAAGTTTTCTATTCTTATTATATGAGAAAAACCTTAAAGGGAAAGAAATTTTGTAGTCCAAAAACAAAAACTAACAAAAAAATCAATACTTGTTATTCAAGAAAACAACTTTTACAGATGACTAAAAAATGGAATAAACATAACAAAAAAAAAATTAATTTAAACTCAAAAAAAAAAAAGGTGGTCTGGCAACAACTTAATAATAAATTAGGAAAAACCTGTAATACAGAATGGTGTTGGAATAAACAATTACTAAATATTCCTGGTATTTTTAGACCAGATATGCCTGCAAAATGGAAAAAGAATCCAAGGGAATGGCTTGATTCTAATAATATTATTAATGTTATGAAACAGTATGAAAATGACAGAGATGATTTTACATTTATAGGACCAGTACCAATCGATTTTGATTTAAAAAACAAAAAAGGTATGTGTATGGTTGATGATTTGTGTAGTATAGAGATAAGAACTCTTGATAAAAATAAAACCAAAATAGGTATTATTTTTAATCTCGATAAACATGATGAACCAGGATCACATTGGACCGCGCTTTTTGTAGATACAGATAGGAAGGGTATATTCTATTTTGATTCTTATGGATATCCCCCTGAAAACGAAATTGTTGAATTAATGGATAAACTCCAACACCAATATAAACAATTAGGTATAAATATGAAAAAACATATAAATAATATAAGACATCAGTATAAATTTTCTGAATGTGGTATGTATTGTATAAACTTTATAATTAAAATGCTTACAACCAAAACTACATTCTCCAGATTCTGTAAGAAAATAATAGATGATGATACAATGTTAAGTTATCGTAAAAAATATTTTTTAGTATAGGTTCTTTATTTTCTTTTTTTTTATTTTAATATTTTAAATGAATAGTATAAATTTTTTACTAGAATCTAATATAGATGAATTATATAATTCTATAAAAGAACGTATTTACAGTCAGATTAATTATGATATCGATACTAAAGGTGATAAATACAAAGGAATTGTTAATAAACTTCTTATCAAAATTTCAAAAAAGGATTTGTGTGTAGAAGATTTAAATAATATGGCAATAGAAACAATTAGTCCCTTTCTGGTAAGTAAAATCCAGAACACACCTACACCCAATATATCTGTTCCAACTAACACTCTTGACATGCATCTCCCTGTTATGAACGAAACTATAGAGAATGAAGAATATAATGACTTTGCTTCCAATTTAAATACGATTGAGAATTTTGAAAGTAACAACAGTTTAAATAACAACAGTTTAGAAATCCAGCCAGAGGAACCAATTGAAGATATATTAGGAGAAATAGATGAAAATTTAGAGGACGGAAAAACATTATTAGAAAAGGGTTCTGAAGAATTCCTAAAAAGTTTCACTGATTTTGAAGGATTTGAAAGATATGACCATAGCGACGAAAACATATTATCGAATTTAGAAAAAAATGAAAATTTAGATAGTAATCTTATTGATACTTTTGACAATACTATTCTTGATAATGATATGACTGGTATGAATAGTGTTATTAATCTAGAGATACAGAATCTTAAAGAGGAAGTAAAATTACTTACAAGTAAATTAAAATCAGAAAATTTTATTGATAAATTTCAGGTATCCGATAACACTATAACAACAAAAACTTTACTTATTCTTGATATTTCAAAAAATGAAAATTACGACAGGTCTATAGAAATATTTGGTCCGCATGCGGGACATACCCCACAAGCCGGAGTAGGCAGTGGTTGGGGTATAGGAGCAGCAGATGCAAAGGTAGGTACCTATATACAGACAAAAATATCTAATATAAGAGATTATAATATAAAACTTAATGATAGTTTATTTTATCCTGCAAATACAGAAGTTTGGTTGGATTCATTTACTATACACAAATTTCAGGGATACCCTAGATCATCAGCTAATGAAACTACTACTGAAGCTATAAAAGGTGAAGATTTTAGTAATTTTATTGTTAGAATAAGAGGTGGTAAATTTGAACATATAAAAAAGTATTCTAATCAAAATAATTTTACAGATAATGCAACAATTATTATTCAAAATAAGATATATGGTGAAACAGAGACTGTTGGTAATCCAACACAAGCAGCAGCATTAAAAAACCAATTTACCTATAATTTTACTACACAAGACCATTATATAGGAACATTAAAAGAAGGAGGTATTATTGATAGTTTACATATTGATTTATTAGGAACATTTGTAGATACTACTGATACACCTGAAAATGGATTTTCAACATGGACCTATATGTATCCTTGGGATGTAGACGCACAATGCATTATTCGACTAAATCTTATACCACCTAGGTAATATAGGTTTTTTCTTCCTTTTTTTTTATTATAATAATTTAAATGAATACACAGTTTTTATTAAAATCCAACGTAGATAGTTTATATAAATCAATTCAGGAAAGAATATATAGTCAAATTAGCTATAATATAGATAAAAAAACCCAATATAAAGATGTAATTTATAAACTTATCTTTAAAATATCTAAAAAAAATAGTCTTAATTTAAATGAATTAAATACAGTCGCAATACAAACAATTTGTCCGTTTCTTATTGGCAAAATACAAAAAACTAAAACCTTCGACCAAGCCTTTTCTCCTAATTTAAGTATGGATAGAATGATCCCAGAAAGTTCTAAAGCTGCACAAAAAACCTCATCAAATGAGTTACAATCTTATCTAGAAGACTACAACAGTTCTAATATAATGGAACCACTAGAAACATTTAATACTAAAGATAATGATAATTTCTTAACAGAAATGAACACAGGCGAATATAGTAATTCTGATGAAAATCTTTTACAAGATATTGATGTCTCTCATGATGACAATACATTAGGTGTACTTCCTAATAGCAATAATGATATTGACGTATCAGATAAAGGATTTAATACTTTAAATGATACTTCTAAAACAAATAACCTTGAACTTCAACTGCTAAGAGATGAACTAAAGGAATTAAAAAGTCAGGTTAATCCAGACAAATTTACAAATCAATATCAAGTTACAGATAACACTATCATACATAAAACACTTGTTACTATAGATATTGTAAAGGACGAAGAATATCCTAGATCTGAGTCGTTATTTAATGTAGATAATATTACTATTGAATCACACGATTTTGATATCCGTGATTTTGTAGTAAGATTCCACGACTCTATACACTATCCCCCAGGAACAGAAGTTATGTTAGAATATTTTACTATAAATCATTTTAGTCTTATTGACAGAACATCTAATAAAACTCATAAAGACCTAGAAGATATTGAATCATTCGTTTTTAGTATTAAAGGGGGGAAATTCGAATCATTGAAATCATATTCTAATACCAGGTCACTTGGTAATCTTTCAACAATTGTTATACCTAACGATGGTTTTGGTAATCAAGAATTCGATAAATTTGTTTCTGAACTCGCAGATGGGGGAGCAGCAGCAGGTGGAGCAACTATATCTGAGTATGGTTCAGGTCAAGATACTTATACCGTAAAACCCAAAAGTGGTTATATTGGCACATTTAGAGAAGGAGGAATAATAGAGGAATTAAGAATTGACCTTATGGGAACGTTTATGGACCCAACTACAGACCCAGAGACTGGACATAACACCTGGTCGTATCTTCATCCGACAAGATCTACTGCGCGTTGTTCTGTACGTCTTATGTTAAAACCACCACCTATGTAGTTTTTTTATAAAATTTTACTATTTTTTTACCAGCCTTCGTTTTAATTTCACCAATCGGTTCGCCTGGTCTACCACTTTCTTTTAATACATTAAAATCATAAATTAATTTGGGTTCGCCATCTGGGGCTGGTCTTAATGCAAATTTCGTTTTAACACCCTTGATTTTTAGTGAAACAATTTCTGGTTTCCATGATGTTTTTAATATTTTTCTTTTCAAATCTTTATCTTCCGTCTGCTTTGTAACATCTGGAATATACGAATAAGAACTATCTAACGATGTTCCATAACTTAAGCATGTAAATGGCTTGTCTGGACTGTAAGTATCGTTGTAATTTAAACTACAGTCAACAGAAGCTTCTTTAATTAGTTGGAGAAGTGTTTCCATAACAACTAATTTTTTTTGAGATAATTCATATAAAACCTCGTCAGAAGTGGAACCACCCTTATCCATCTGAATAACCTTATCAGTTTTCTTCATTTCATCGGTTATAGTTGAAAGATATAAAAATATCTCAACAGTTCTTTCCTTTTTAGGGAGTTGTATGTGTGATCCAACACGAACCGCTCGACCTTTAACCTGATTAATACGCACAGGGTTCCAGTATGGTTCAACAATATGGACCTGTCTAACATTTTTCAAGTCAATACCTTCGGCTCCGGTTTTTGTTGTAAGTAATAGTTCGATGCTTTCCCCTCGAAGATTGGTTTTAGAAGTTTTTTCTAACTGTTCTTTCAATGTTTTAGGTAAATCTTTAAACTCGTTATTATAGATCTTTCTAATTATTTCACTCTCCTCTGGTTTACCTCCACCCCAAAAAGCAAATTTAGGTTTATTCACATCTTCTGGATTCTCATACTCCTGAACATATTCCCCGGAACTATTTTTGTTAATTATAAATGGTGCATAACCATTTGCCTTTAGAACTATAGAAAGAGTAGCAATACCTTCTAGTGTTTTATATTCGGTATAAATAAATGATGTACCTTTATTCTTTTTTATAGACTCTAAAATAGTATTATATTTTGGGGAATACTTTTCTAATTTATCTGGTTCAGTCGTAAGATACTCGATTTTTTTTTCATCTAATTCCTTTAGTGCCTTATTTTTATCTGCCTCATATCTTTTATATTTTTCTTTCTTTTTTTCTTTATCCTTTATTTCATCAAAATCTTTTTCTACCTCAGCAATAATCTCCCCCTCTTCATTTGTTGGATAAGGTCTCGGTATAGATTCCGGAAACACGAATGAACAATGCATACGTGAATATGCCCTGTAACTAGACTTAATTTCAAAGAGTTCTCCACCTTTCTTAGGTTTCTTTTTCTTCTTATTTTTACTTCTCTGTTTATCATTCTCTATTTCATCCTTTCTTATTTTGGCATAATTCATAAACTGGTATTCACTCATAGGAACCTTTATAACTTCATTTTTAGTTACTTCTGGAATTAAACCTTTATCCTGTGTTCTGTAATATGAAACAAGACCTAGAATTCTAGATTTAAATAATTCTAGATTTTTAAATTCATTCTTATTATTGTCAAAAAAGATTTTCATAAAATCATCTTCTTTATTGGGGAAAGCTGTAAATTTTCGAACAGCAAACTCTGTTGTTGTAATAAAGGATTTAATGTGTTCTTTGAATTCTTCATCTGTATAAATATTATCCCCGTCTTTTTTCACTATACCTCCATTTGCCTTTACAAACCCAATTGGGACTCTTGTTAGTGTTATTTTTTTATTTCGTTTATCAATAAAATACTGATCAATTATTTTAGAAGTCGAAAGAGTTCGTTCTAACATTTCCCAGTCAGTGTCTGTCGAAGCTGTAATCTCATAACTATAGATATATCCTCTTAGTAGATTAAATAATTTTGCAGTTTCAAACAGATTGTTAATCATAGGTGTACCTGAAAGGAATACCAGATTCACATTTTTAGCATCCATAATTATTCTTTCAAGATAAGTTGCCCTCTTACCAGGACTACCTTTAGACATAGCATTGGTAAGATTATGGACTTCATCAACAACTAACACACAGTCATCAAAAGCTCGTTTAGTTTCCATACTTTCTAATTTTTTTTCGTTTAATCCATCCATATTTACAAATGTGTATCTTTTATCTATCATGTCTTCTATTTGTCTATCTACTTGGACTTTCTCATCATTTGTTAAACTACCATAGTTCGGTTCCTTTTTAAAGTCTATAAACCAAGCACCCTTTAAATCCTTTTTAATTGTAATATCCAATTTTTTCGCATATTGTTTCATATTATCATTCTTCTTTTCAAATTTATGGAAGAACCAATGCTGATTTGTCCTGAAATAATCAAATCCACAAAATTTAAGGTTATCCCTAAAATTCTGACTCAAAGATTTATTAAGAAGAACAACAACCTTTTTATGTGTTCTAAATCCTTCGGCGATTGCAATAGAACCACAGGTTTTACCAACACCTAATCCATGATATAAGAGAAGTCCTCTGAAAGGTGAATTATGGTTAATATAGTCTCTAATTATTTTTTGGTGATTAAAATAATCGAATTTAGCACTTTTTACAAATTGACTATCCTTTTTAACTCTGTAGTCACCATAAGTTGAATCAAACCAATTAATAAAAGATTTTTTATTATTTAAAACATACTTAGTTGGGTTAGTTATTTTAGGAACACTTACCAACCAATCTGGATTTACTTTTAGTGGGTCAAATTTAATTAATAACTTAAGTTTTTTTGTTTTTTTAACAACCGGTGGTGTCGCCTTTTTAGGAGAATCCTTCTTGACCGCTGCCTTTTTAGATGGAATCACTTTCTTTGCTGCTGATTTTTTTTTAGTTTTAAGTATTAGTTTTTTTTT